TAGATTAAATAAAGACACATCTGTAATGGATTTGGATATCACCATTAAGGATGATATAATATTCATTCAGTTTGCTGTACCAGAAAATATTAAGTTATTACAATTTGTAGAAATTTTGGATAAACAAAACACCCAACTTGTTTGTACAAATTGTTTCATAGATACGCCTTCCGGCACAAACATTGTTATTAGATTATCTTGTTATAAACGAAAGGGGACATAAGAAATGGTTGGAACATTAAGCACGTTTGAAATCTGTATGTTATTAATAGCCGTTCTAGAAGGTGGTATTTTCATCGGTGGTTTGGCTGTTAGTATCAAATTCATTACCTCGAGACTTGACAGGTTAGAAAGAAACCAAGAAAAGAATTTAAAAGAATACAAAGAACAAAACGAAAAGAATGTAGCATTGTTAAGGGACGATATGAAACGCTACAATAAAGCTATGGAAAGACTTGCGGCTGTTGAACAAGATATGGTAACTGCCAAAAAAGAGATTGAAACTCTACACAAGCTTTATAATTCGGCAATAGATAAAATAACAAGTTGTCCATATTATAATAACAAGAATTGTGTGTAAACAATTAAAATTATAATAATACAGGAGTAAGAAATGGCAAATGAAATCCAAATTTTAAATAATGGTGATACATTATATAATATAAGAACAAAGATTAATGATAACTTTGCATTAACTAAAGAATTTATTATGATAATGCCTTTCGACCAAACAATACCAGTAAACGAACGTATTAATAATAAATTATATTTCCAGTATACAGATATTGATAATACACAAGGTAGGTTCGAAGATTACGAAGGCAATATCTTGGTTGCTTCCTCTGGCGGTATTGGTGCGGGTGGATTACCAATGTTTACCCCTGTATGGTCAGACCATTTATATAATGATGTTTCATATTTAAGAGCAGACACCTTCTCTTGGCATAGTGCTAATATTTATGTTTCTGCCTTTGCTAAGTTGTTTGAACAGTATAATAACCAAAATTCAGTGGAAATGGTTGAAGGGAATATTACATATAAATTAACACCACAAGGCTTCAAGATTGCCGATGTTAGTCAACACGACAATATTATACAGCTGTATCAGACTACTGGGGAAGCTTGGTTTTATTTATACGATGGGGAAAATGCAAGGTTTAAATTACCTAGAGAAAACACGGAAGGTAAAAGATATTTATATTTTTATGTTGGGGATTACCAACGACCACAGACAGAGATTAATATTGGTATTTTAACAGAATTGGCTAATGGTACAGATATGGAAGTCATTATTGACGAAATTAACGATGCTAAAGACCAAGCTATAAATGAGTTAAAAGCTTCTGGGGTTGATTGGGGTTCAATTAAAGGCGTATTAAGTAACCAATCAGATTTAAGCACAGCATTAGCATCCAAGGCTAACACAGGTGATTTGCTAAGTAGTTCGGCTTCTTTACAAACTCAAATAGATGGTTTACGCCAGCAGGTATCAACTTTACAAACGGAGATGACGACTATGTTAGCAAGAATGGATTTTTCAAATAGTGTGGAATTCACTGTAAACCTTAACTCGAGTTATACTTGTCCACATAATGGGTATATTCAATTTAACTATATGGACAATGCCAATAATGATATCCGTATTAACATAAACGGTAGAAAATTTGCTAGCGGATTATCTGTTGGTAATGGTTTAACTTCATTATTCCCAGTATCCGCAGGGGATGTTATTAGCATGACATCCAGCAGTGCGGCGAGTGGTAACTTACAATGTGTATTCATACCACAAAAATAACGGAGGATTTAATAAATGAGTGAAGATATAATTGTACAAGAAGGTGTCGTATTAGAGTGTCTAAATGAAAAAGTTGATTTAGACGGTGGTAATTATATTGGTAGTCCACTTGAAGCATATATACACGAACATTGTGGCGGTGGTAATTCCGCCAATAAAGACCTATCAAACCTAACAGCAACTGGTCAAGCTAAATTTGATGCTAAAGCAAATAAATCAGATACTTACACAAAAACAGAAGCTAATAATACTTTTGTAAATGTAACTGGCGATACAATGACTGGTGATTTAAAAATCTTATCAAGCAGCGCTAGTGACATAGTGCTTGCAAGTTCTACTATAGATTACACATCAACTACTGCGCCAAGTGCTGCGACAAGAATCGGTGGTGTGTTTACAAATGATAAAAATAGTAAAATCACAGGTTGTTTTCAAAACTATATTGATGTTAACGGCAATTACATAACTAGTATATACGCAAGGCGCTCCGTGAATAGTGTTGAAAAAAGTTGTGGAATTAATGTTTGTGTAGACAAAAATGGCAATGCATACACCTATGCACCAACTCCAGCAACTGGTGATAACTCAACTAAAATTGCGACAACAGCTTTTGTTGAAACAAAATTGCCTGCAAGTAGATTTGATGGTCAATGGGTTAGAAAAGGTCAAAGAATTGCTGAGGGTGTTTCTTTGGCAGTTACAACAACAGCAACTACTATTGAATATGATTTAGCTAGCTATTTGCCTAATGATAGTTATAAATATGAAGTTATGGTGTCAGTAGACTGTGCAACTGGTGCAAAGGCGGGTAGTTATATAAACGGTACGTTTTCTGGAACAGGAACATCAAACAATTCCGCAACGTATGCACGTGTTATAAATGTTGCTACTGGTACATCATTTACATTGTTTCAAGGTGGTAACGCAATTATACCAATAGGAACTAACAGAAAACTCGGATTCCTTTATACTGTAGGAGTACAGGCTGCAACAATAAATTCAATACACTTAGAAGGATATAGGAGAATTGGTACAAATGCTTAATGAAGAAAATTTAATTGAAAACGATTTAATAATTGAACAAATTGAAGAAGAAAACATTATTAGCTATTATTTATTTATTGAAAATGATGTTATAAACGGTCGCGGAACTTGTAAGAGAGTTGATGATAAAGTTATCAATTTTGAAGTATCAGAAGAAATTTACAACGATTTTGAAAAATATATGTATAAAGACGGAGAAATCGTTTTAAATCCTAACTATGAGCAGGAACAAAAACAAAAAGAACGTGAACGAATTAACAAACTAACTTGCACAAAAAGAGTATTTGCGTTAATGCTTCAAGAACTTGGTATTGACTATTTAACAATGTTAAAACCATTAATAGAAAGTAACCCACAAGCACAGCTAGAATGGGATTTATGTGTTGAGTTGGAACGTGGTAATGCTTTGCTAGATATTATGGCTAGTCAACTAGGTGTAACACCCGAACAATTAGACGGACTGTTCATGTACGCTAACGGTGAAATTACATTAGAACAATTTAAACAATTAGTACCAGTAGAGGAAATAGAATAATGGAACCAATTTATATTTATCCAGGAAACTGCACAGTATTTGGTGATTGCACTAAATGGCTAACATTTCATTTAGAAACAGATTTAGACTTAACTGGTTGGACGGCAGAGTTTAAATTATTTTCAATTACCAGAAAAATAACAGATATAACAAGCAAATCATTTGATGTTATTTTATCCTATAAGGAAACAAAGGAATTGTTGCCTGGAAAAGCATTAGGTTCCATAACACTTACAGACAATAGAGGTAATGTTAAAACAATAGTAAACAACATTCCTTTTGAAATAACTTATAAAGTAATAGAAAACGAGTACCAAGAGATTGACTTAACAGTTCCGGAAAGTTCGGGAGTGGATATTAAATTAAAGGTTGGTTCTATAGCAGTTACTAGCGTTAATGGTATGACAGGGGATGTTGTTATAGAAATCCCAGATGTTAGTAATCTAGCTACAAAAGAAGAAATCCCAGACTTAACAAACTATGTTAAGAATACTGATTATGCGACAACTACTACAGGCGGAGTAATAAAACCTAGTTTTAATTATGGTAGTAGTGTAAGTACGCAGGGTTATTTGGGTGGCGTAAATATGACCGCTGAATTTTACAGTAAAGCGGGTAATTACATTTTGATTAGTAAAGGCACACTTGAAAACATAAAAGACAATTATGTTAAACGTGGTTTAACTGAAAACCAAACAGAACTAACAGCAGACGAAAAAGCAAACGCTAAGGCTTGGTTAGGTTATGCAGAGCCAACAGACATAATGCAAGCAATCGCAGCAATACCACAATTCAAGTTATCAATAGTTGATGAATTACCTTTAGCTGGTGAAAAAATGACATTATATCTAGTACCAAAAGAGGGAACTAACAATGACGTTTACGATGAGTATATTTGGATTGAACAAACTACAAGCTTTGAACATTTAGGAACTACAGCAGTTGATTTGACTGATTATGTTAGTAATACTGATTATGCACAAGGTGCTGTCGCTGGTGTTGTTAAGACTAGCACTTATTATGGTGTTGCTACAAATGCTCAAGGTTTTTTAATTGCAGCACAAAGAACTTTAGATTCTTATAACAAAGGCGATGTCGCTTCATTTATTTCCAAAGGCACACTAGAAAACGTCCTAACCCAATACTCAAAAACAGTATTAACAACAGAAACTGATTACAACGCTCTTGAAACCAAAGACGCTAATACACTTTATTTAATCGAGGAGTAATATGTTAAAACTTGGTGAAAAAATAATATCAGACATATATCTAGGTGATAAAAAGATTGCTAAAGTGTTCTTAGGTGACAAGTTAATGTATCAAGCTAATAAACCGATATTCTTGGATTATGTGGAGTCAACAGGAACGCAACTTATCAATTTAGGCATAACTGGAAATGGTGAAGTTGAAATAACAGCACAAGCTACAGCTCTAAGAGGTTCAAATACAGTATTGTTAGGAACTACAGGAGGTAGAGCTGGAACATATATTGGTTATAACGCTAGTGGTTATTGGGGCGCTGGCAGTGATTCTACAACTAGCATAAAAGCAACACAAAGAGCTACAATAACAGCTACTTTTGACGATAGTGGTGTATCTGGTTATGTAGATGGTGAAATGTTTACACGTGCAAAAGTTGTAGAACACGAAGCTTGGTCTTTATTTAAAGATAACACTGGCGGTTCTCCGTTTACAGGATGTGTTTTTTGCGTAACTGCAAAACAAAACGGTAAAAAAGTTTTAGATTTACGTCCTTGCATAGACCCTAAAGGTACAGTTTGTATGTACGATATGGTTACTAAAAAATACTTCTACAACAAAGGTACTGGTACATTAACTGCTGGCAATAAAATTAACTTTGTTGATTATATTATATTTGACGGCAACAGTTACATTGATACTAATGTCGTGCCTGTATTTGGTGATGAGCTTGAGGTATACGCTTCAATAGGTGATACTGTTAGTGGTGTAAACTATTCATTATTTGGGGCAGGTACTTCTAGTAGTCAGTTTTTATCATTGTTTGAAACAAAATCTCTATTAAACAGATATTTTGGTAGTACCACTGGGAGAGGTTCTTTTGGAAAAAAAGAAACTTTAAGCAAGTTAAAATTTAAAAATAATGGTTCTGTATATATTGATGATGTTCAAGTTATAGCTCCATTTAGCGTTTCTAACAACACAGTAAACACAGTATTGTCAATAGGTGCTAGAGGTGGTGGTACACAACCTTGGTTGGGTAAAATCGGAGTTTTAAAATTAATATCATCTACTGGTGCTGTAAAACTAGACCTAAAACCTTGCGTAGTAGCTGGTGAAGCTGGTTTCTATGATATGGTAACTGGTAAATTTTATACTAATATCGGAACAGGAACGTTGGGGTATACAGAATGATGATACAAGGAATGCCACCATATAATCCAAAATTTGAATACCAACATAACCTTAAAAAAGCTTTTGACAGAGGGTTAATGCCAGAAGTTAAACGTGGGTTACTCGGACACAAACTAACAAAAAAGAATCGTTCCATTGAACACATAATTCCAAAATGTATGGGTGGAACATTAGCAAATGATAATGTGGCACTATCCGACAGGAAAGCAAATATGTTAAGGGGCGCCACACCAATTGAAAAATTAGTAACAAAAGAAATGTGGATTGATTATTTACGACAGTTTATAAATGTAAAAAACAAATTCATTGATGGTATGGAATATATCAAAGGAATTTGTAAGAAATTTAGTATAGACATAAAGGAGGTCTTAAATGTTTGATTTCATTAAGAATTTATCACCAATCAGTTGGTTAAAGAAGAAAGTCCTTGAAAGTTTAGTGAAGGATATTGTGAAAGCAGTTCCTACAGTCAAGGCGGAAGGTTTAAAATTAATAGAGGAACACAAAGATGAAGTTATCGAAAAGGCAAAGAAAGCAATCAAAAAAGCAGTGGTGGATTTCATTAATTCCAAAATTAATAATAAAACCAAGAAAAAGTAATGGGTGGGAATTTAAAATAACTTGGAGGTTCTGATATGTTAGAATGGTACAAAGACGACGAACTAGCGATATTTTTCGACTCAATGCCAAAACCAAAAGAAAGGTTTATAGTTCCTGGCATTAGTGATAAAACACGTGAAAGTATTGAAAAATACCCTTATATGAATTTAAGGGATTTAACAGTTACCGTCTTTGACCACACTAACACCAAAAAATATGAGTTTAAAATACCTAAAAAATATTGCTTTGATGGTGCGTCAATTCCTGGCAAAATTTTATTGCCGATTTTAATAGGTGCCAAGACAGATAATAGATTTCTAGTGGGTGCTATGGTTCACGACTGGATGTGTATTCATAAGGAATGTATCGGTTATAACAGGTACTTATCTTCTAGAGTATTTAAGGCGTTATTATTAGTTGGCGGAACACACCCATTCAAGGCACAATTAATGTATTTAGGAGTAGAGATATTCCAAAGAACGCAAGGTTGGGAAAAACAAAAACAAAAGGATGAGCAAAATGCAAACCAGCAATAATGGTATTAATCTAATTAAAGAATTCGAAGGTTGTAAATTAACTGCCTATTTATGTCCAGCAGGAGTTGCTACTATCGGATATGGACATACTGCCGGAGTTAAATTAGGTGTGAAAATTACACAAAAACAGGCAGACGACTATTTAAAACAAGATTTAAAAGTTTACGAAAACCACGTTAATAGAATTGTAAAACATAAATTAAACCAGAACCAATTTGATGCCCTTGTTTCATTTTGTTACAACTGTGGTCCAGGTAATTTACAGTCATTAGTTAATAATAGAACTTTACCACAAATCGCAGAAGCATTATTGTTATATAACAAAGCCAATGGAAAAGTTCTTAACGGACTTGTTAGACGCCGCAAAGCAGAACGTGAATTATTTTTAAAGGGTACAGCAAATTCTAATATCACAAAACACAAAGTTACTGCTTATGCCCTTAATGTAAGAGCCGGAATTGGAACAAGCTACAAGATTATTCGTGTACTTAAGCAAAACCAAGTTGTACAAGTTACACAAACATCCAACGGTTGGGGATACATTGGGGACGGTTGGATTTCATTGTATTATACCAAACAAATATAAATTGCTACACTACTCTTTGCGCATTATTGGGATAGATTCGACCCTATCCCTTTTTCTTAATTATATGTTATAATATGGTAAGTAACGGAGGTGATTGTATGCAATTGAGAACTGTGTGGCTAACCAAATTACAAGTTAGCTATTTATTAGGGATTACCCCAATAACTCTAGATAATTGGTACAGGTATATAGAAAAGACACCGCCGGAAGAAATACCTGCGGATTGTCCTGGATTACCACCATACAAAATACACGAGAACGGTAGAACTAAACTTTGGCACGGAATAGATTTACACCAGTTATATGATTTCCAGCAATGGATTCCTCGTGGTCGTAGTGGTAAAATGGGTAGAACAAACGAAATATTTTGGAGTAAGAAACACCGTAAAAATAAACCAACGGAAGAGTAGGTTTATAAAATTAAATAAAAAAATATATATAAAGTGTAAGGGGGTGTAAATATGGCACGTAAAGTATTTAACGACTTGTCAAACCAAGAACAACCAAGTTCAGACATTGTATCTCTTTACATTACTAAAAAACAACAATTAGATGCCCTTACCAAAGAGGTAAAGGAATTAAACGAAATGGTTAAATTGTTCATGCAGGACAATGGTTTAGGTAATGTAGAAAGAGGTCAATATAAAGTTACTAAGTCTGAAAGCCAACGTATTACTTGGAATAACGACTTGTTATTAGAAAAGGTTAAAAGTTATAACTTACCAGAACTATTAGAACAAGTGGAACAAGTAAATATGCCGGCACTGGAACAAGCTATTTTAGACGAAAAGGTTGATATGCAAGACTTGTTGGTTTGTCAACAAACTACAGAAGTAACAACTTTAAGAATTGGTAAAGTAAAGGAGAACAAGGATGAGTTACGAATCTAAGGCTAAAGTAGTAACAATTTCTGGTACTTCCAAAGCCACAGTACAGGTAAACAATAATTATTATTCCTTTAGTTATTCAGAGGAACGTCAACTACCAGAGGACGGCAAAGACGTTTGTGTGGAACAAGAACGTGAACTGTTATGGGACACATTAAATGCGGAAGTTGACAAACAAGTAGAACAAATTGTACAATTATATAAGAAATAAGCTCTCTCTTCTTATTTAACGGACACATTCCCACATCCACTCAGCCGGATGTGGTTTTTTTTTGTAAATTTTTATAACAATCACTTTATAATTTTACTATCTTTATTATATATAAATATGTAGGACTAGGTAAAGGGTAGCTCCCAGAACCAAAAAGGATATTGTTCCTGAATGTCCCTGTCCTACTTGTATTATCAGGATTAATACTAAGGAGGTATTACTATGCAGAGAGATTTTAAAGGTGTTTGGATACCAAAACATATATGGCTTAACGAAGAACTTACAATGCTAGATAAAGTATTGTTGGTGGAAATTGATAGCTTGGACCAAACGGATAGAGGTTGTTTTGCTAGTAATAAATATTTGGCAGAATTTTGTCAATGTAGCGAAAGTGCAGTTAGTAAATCTGTATCTAAATTAACTAAGTTGGGGTTTATTACCTGTAGAAATTTTGACGGAAGACAGAGAGAATTAAAAAGTAACATGACCAGCTTAGTACAAAGTAATAATGTGCCGAGTAAAATTTACGAGGCTGGCGAACAAAATTTACGACATATTAATATAGTTAATAATACAGATAATAATACAATTAATATTAGTCCTGACGGACAAGATGTTAAAAAACAAAATTCTATAGATAAACCTAATAACCAATTATTTAAAACAGAAAATAAACCAAAGAAAAAAGGTGAAAATAAATATATAACTGTTATAGAGGAAATATCTAGTAACCAAGATGTAAGGGATGCGTTATTAAAGTATTGTAATTTTAGAAGACAAAGAGGTTTAACTATAGACCAATGGACATTAATAGTACAAGAATTTAAAAAACAAAGTGCCGGAAAAACTACTAAGCAAGTTGTAGAATGTATAAACCAATGTATTATCAATGGTAGAAATTCACTTTACTATGTAGATTACCAAAATAACAATAATGTTCCTAAACCTAATAAAAGTAATGGGGATGAGTTCGATTTCCCTTATTAATGCGAACGTACACGACGATTTAAGGGCGATTCAATTGTAGGTCTATATAAATTATCGTTGCGAGGGTTAAACGTGGTAAAGGGTTAAACAAAATTCGGTATGGTGCCGATTTTATAAAACTAACAAATAAAATATATTAAATTTGTAGGTACAATTTAGGGGGTGTAAATATGGATAAGAAATTAAACGCCAGACAACAGTTAGTATTAGACGTGTTAAGGAAAGGTTACGAAAACAGAGTAACTATTGGGTACATTAGCAAATTAACAGGCATATCCAAAAGACAAATTGGTTATATATTAGCGGAGTTAAGAGAATTCCACCCTGTATGTAGTACACGAATGGAAGGTGGCGGTGTTTGGGTAGCGGACTGTAATAAAGACATAGTTAAGTTCGTGAAGGAAATGGAAGTGTTAAGGAACCAACACCAAACAACAATAAATTTTATGGAGGCGCATATTAAATAATGGCAAAATACCAATATAAGTTTAATCCAGATAATTGCTTATATAAAGATATATGTACTGCGTTTGGTACAGAGGATTGTAATTCTGTGTGTGAAAGGTATATTATGGTTAATTTTCTGTTACACCATTCACAAATACCAGTTAAGCACAGGGTAAGAAAAAAACTTATACCACCACAACAAGATGCGCAGGCTTACAAGTTTCTTAACGATATACGCAACAACATTGTGGATTTTGTGGAAAGTGGTAACAACTTATATATTTTCAGTGACCAAAAATACAATGGAAAAACCAGTTGGTCAATAAGTTTAATGTTGAAATACTTTAACGAAATATGGCAAGGCAATGGTTTTAGAATTCGTGGTGTTTTTGTGTCCGTACCAATGTTTTTAATGAAGTGTAAAAATGTTATGTCAAATCCAGATTTGGAGTTTGAGCAATTTAAAGAACTTTTAAGAAACGCTGATTTGGTAATTTGGGATGATATAGCAACCACTAACTTATCACAATACGATTCGGGAGTGTTGTACGCATACATTTCAGAACGTATGGTTAATGGTAAAAGTAATATCTATACAGGTAGTATGGGTAAATCAGATATGAGTGTTTGTTTGGGGGATAATTTATGTTCTTGTATCTGCAGTAATTTATATCCAGTAAAGTTTGTTGCCCCAGAATGGAGAGACGAGAATGATTTCTTTGCAAATATTAAATAAAATTCTAAATACAAAAGACACTTCAATTCTTGGTAGGTATAGTCTAACGCAAGAATATTTTCCTGGGTATGACAGGGAATATAACTTTATTGTGGAACACCAAGATAATTATGGCAACGTTCCGGACTTGGCAACATTTTTAGAAACGTTCCCACAATTTGAGTTAATCGAGGTTACGGAATCCGACGAATATTTAGTTAATAAAATAAGGGAAGAAAACCTATACTATAAGAGCGTAGAGGTAGTACAAGAGGTTGCCGACAGGTTAAAAGTAGACGCAGATGATGCTGTTAGTTATCTATTAACCCAAATGGAAACGCTTAAGCCTTCACAGGTTATAACAGGTGTTGACATCATCGGTAACGCAAAGGAACGTTTGGACTGTTACAAAAACAAGAAAAACGAGGAAACACCATTCTATATACCAACAGGGTTTAAAGAATTAGACGATTTACTTGGTGGTTGGGCTAAAGGTGAAGAATTTGTTGTATTCTTTGCCAGAACTGGTCAAGGTAAATCGTGGATGCTTATTACGGCAATGGCATCTGCTTGGTCTAATAATTACAGAGTTGGTTATATAAGTCCGGAAATGAGCCCGACAAAAACTGGGTATCGTTTTGACACAATATTAAGAAACTTTTCGAATAGAGCATTGGTACGAGGCAACGATGTTGAGGGGTACGAAGAATACATTGATACTATTAGCAAATCCCAAACACCATTCTTGGTTGCCACACCAAAGGATTTCCAGAAGAACATAACTGTTAGTAAGTTACGTTCTTTTTGTATAAACAATAAATTGGATATACTGGCAATAGACGGTATTACCTATTTAAGGGACGAACGAAAACAGCGTGGGGATAACAAAACAAATATGCTCACAAACATAAGTGAGGACTTAATGAGTTTAAGTAACGAGTTAAATATACCAATTCTTACAGTTGTTCAATCCAACCGTGAAGGTGTAAAAGCGGATGGTGAGGACGGTGTACCAGAATTGGAAAACATTAGGGACTCAGACGGTATTGCCTATAACGCAACTAAAGTAATATCCCTTAAACAAAATTCGGGCTGTTTGCAAATGGCAATTAAAAAACACAGGGACGGTGAGATGGGTGGCATACTAAATTACACTTGGAATATTGATACTGGTGAATTTAGGTTCTTACCATCGGCAGGTGAATACACACCTTCGAATTCTAACGCAACACCAAACTACACAAGAAAACAAGTTACTAATGATACGGATGTGTTTTAGATGATAAAAGTTGGTAATGTTCTAATAACGACTCCAGTTATTAGTATTTTGACAATATTAAAACAAGAATTGGACTTAAAAGGAATACCACTATTAAACAGAATGGTACAAGGTGCTTCAAACATACAAGTTACTTGTCCAGTACACTCTAAAGGTCAGGAAAGAAAACCTAGTTGTGGTATAAGTACACGAACTGTTGATGGATATGAGGCTGGTACTGTTCACTGCTTTACTTGTGGTTACAGGGCAACGCTACCACAATTTATTAGCACTTGTTTCGGTAGAAATGACGATGGTGAGTTTGGTAAACATTGGCTCATAAAAAAGTTTATTAGCGTCGAGGTAAGTGAACGACCAACATTGGAATTAGATTTTGGTAGAAGTAAAAAACAAACAGAAACTATACAATATGTAAGTGAAGAAGAATTGGATAGTTATCGCTACACACATCCATATCTATACCAACGTGGTATGACAGATGAAATAATTGAAAGATACGATTTAGGGTATGACCCAAATTTCCGTCTAAGGGATGAGGGTAACACATTAGAAACAGTTACATTTCCAGTTAGGGATATTAATGGAAACACATTGTTTATAGCGCGCAGGGCAATACACCAAAAATTATTCCATTACCCAGTGGCACAAGACAAACCTATATATGGCATATATGAGTTGGATAAAACTGCCAACGAAGTAATTATATGCGAGTCTATGTTTAACGCATTAACTTGCGCAGTGTACGGGAAACACGCCGTTGCGTTGTTGGGGTTGGGTACACAATCACAATATGAACAGTTAGCACAGCTACCTTGCAGGGAGTTGGTAATTGGTCTAGACCCAGACAATGCAGGTTACAGGGCAGGGCAAAAATTAAAGGAAAAATTAAAAGGTAAGAAAATTATTTCATTTCTGGATATACCACAAGGTAAGGACATTAATGACTTAACTATGGAGGAATTTAATAAATTGCAAAAATATTATTAAAATTCACGTTTTATACTTGTAATACGTTTCTTGTTATCTTATACTTGTATTAACAACAAAGAACAACACAACAAAAACCAAACAACGAAAGGAGAAATTATTATGGAAGTGAAAAAAATTTACAAATCTTTAACAACAAAGGAATTAGGGGTTTACCAAGGAACTACGGTGGATGAGGTGGATGGTAAAATACGCCACACTTTATTAGTAAACGGTGAGGAAAGAGTAGTAATGGATAGCACTTTCCGTAGATGGTGGAAATGGGTAGAGGAAACAACACCAGAAGATTTAGAGGAGTCAATGGAATTAATTAAGGACATAGTTTTAACAGAGGAACCAACTATAGACGACCTTAAGCAGTTAAACGAGTCTGGTGAGGAACTAACAGAAGAGGAATTACAACTATTCCAACAACAAGCCCAACAACGTAAACAAGAGCAAGATGTTGTTGCTTATGACTTATCAACTGGCGAAGCTACACAACCAGCGGAAGAGGAAAAGAAAGTAGTAGTTCGTAAAAGCGACAAACCAAAGACAGCGGAATACTTCTTATCTAGAGTAGAGGCACTTGGTGGTGAATGGCACATATATACAGAAGGCCGCGAAGGTGTAGTTAAAACAGGTGGCAGAGCAGTATTGTTCTTCGGGTTCGTACGTGATGGTATTAGAATCTACATGAAGGAACAACTTGATGAGGCTGTTATTAAATGCCCTTACACAGTAGAGGAAAAATACAGCTATCCAAAACAATACCCATTCCGTTTCGTTATACCAGAAATTAACCCAGAAAGTGAAGAGTTAATCGAAGAAATTTTAAAATTACACATCTAATATGTACCTACTATACCCCTCCCCACTTCGGGAGGGTTTTTTTTGTGTTTTAGAAATGTATAAAGGGTATTGTATTTATTTTTTGTTTGTATTATTATTTTAAAGTAATAAAAAAAGTATTAAACGACCACAAGGAGAAAAAAGATGAGAGCGACAACACAGACAATGCAACAGTTCACAAATGCTAAAGTTAAAAACACAAGCCTAGAAGAGTTAAGTAGTATGTATAGGCAACAGCCAATGGATTACATTGTGGCAGAAGCTTATTTAAAACTAACAAATGTAATATTCAATGTATATAAAAAATACACCCATTTAGAATTATGTGATTGTGTTAGTTTTGCACTAGAAAAGTTAGAAATGTGTTTACTTACTTATGTTCCAGGCAGTAGTAATAAATTCACAACTTATTTTGCGCAGGTATTACGAAATAAGTTGAGGGAGGAAACACAGCGTCTAAATTGGAGTAAGCGCTGTGTTATTTTTAATAGTACGAGTTTACAATATTTAATGGAAGAAGGGTTCGATTGTACTGGTGGACACGAGGTTACTTGCCCAATAACACTTCCGGACACATTAACAAAAAACGAAGCAACATATTGTAAACTATTAGCAATGGATTATGGTACTAACAAAGAGATAGCAGAGTTAATGAGTGTTAGTGTTATGACATTATGTAATATGCGTAGAAGTTTAAGACAAAAGTTAGAATGTCTTTTATAAATTCTACTAAAAAACTATATATAAATTGTAGGGGTTAAAACCCTACAGGTTAGAAAAGATACAGGAGGAAAAAAGATGGCACGATTTCGAGCAGACCAAGTAGACAATTACAAACCAGCAGGTAATGGCTCTTTCTTTAGTTTAGCAAACGATGGGGATTATGAAAGAGTACGATTAATGTACAACGATATGAATGACGTAGAGTTATTTTCGGTACACGAAATCGACTTAGGTAATGGTCAAACTCAATGGGTAAACTGTTTAAGAGAGTATGACGAACCAGTTGACAACTGCCCATTATGCGCAGCAGGGAACAAACTACAAGTTAAAATGTGGGTTCCTTTATATATTGAAAATACTGGTGAGGTTAAAGTTTGGGAACGTGGTAGAACTTTTGTGGCACAAATTGAAAGTTCAGCAAGACGTTTTAACCCATTGGCTTCTACTATTTTTGAAATTGAACGAAATGGTAAAAAGGGTGACCAAAACACAACTTATGCGTTAATCAACGTTGACCGTGATGATAAAACATTAGACCAGTTACCAGAAATTCCACAGGTTGTAGGTGGTATTGTAAAAGAATACACATTCGAGCAATTAGAAGATTATTTACAAACTGGTAAAGTTCCTGGAAACGATACAAACAACGTACAAACAAGAAACCCAGCTACGGATAGACGTCCGGCATCACAAGACCAACCTGTTACTAGACGTTCACAACCTAGAACTAGAACAGCAAGTGATTCACAACCACGCACAGACGTATTTTAAGTGAGGTGGCAAAGTGGCACTATTTGATTTAGGTTCTAGAAGTAGCAGAAGTACAGATAAACAAATTGCTAAAAAACTTAAATCCAAACCAAGCCAAGTTGGAACCGTTCAATTAACGGGCGGTTCCTCTTTATTGGACTTAATTAAGACAAGTGTGGCGTTGGCGGAAAAACATTTAGCAAAGTACAAAGACAACTACGAAATAATAAGAACAGAGGAACAGTTAAAAGAGTATGTAGACCATATTTTGGAAAATGGTATATATAGCATTGATACGGAAACAACAAGTTTAGACCCTATAACTACAACGATAGCAGGGTTCAGTATTTATACTCCTGGACAAAAGGCTGTATATGTACCACTGAATCACGTTAGTTATATTACAATGGTTAAAACTAAAGACCAAATTGAAATGGACGTAGCAACCGAACAACTTAATAGATTAGTAGATGTGCCTGCGGTAACATTCAATGGTAAATTTGATTACAGGGTTATTAAAAACCAACTCGGTGTTAAAATCAAAGTTTACTACGATGGTTATTTAGCAGGTAAATTATTGAATGAAAACGAGCCCGATGGTGGTTTGAAAGCATTACACGCTAAATACTGCCTTAAAGGTTCCGACGCTATGTCTTTTAAAGACTTGTTTGAGGGTGTACCATTTACACAAGTTCCAATTAATACTGGTTACTTATATGCCGCAAGGGACGCAGAAATAACTTACGAGTTGTATGAGTTCCAAAAACAGTTCTTGGACTTAAATTCCGACAGGGATGACCTAAGACGTGTTGCGGAAGTATTTTGGAATATCGAAATGGCTATTGTTCCAATTGTTGGGGATACGGAGGATACAGGTGTTAAACTAGATACGGAATATTGTCAACAATTATCTGAAAAGTATAATAAACTATTAGAAGAAAAATTACAACGATTTTATACGTTGTGCGATATGTATAAAGACGAAATACAAAGTTATAGAATCGCAAGTAAGGACAGTGTGTTAAGTGAACCTATTAACATAGCAAGTCCAAAACAAGTTGCTGTTCTACTATATGATGTATTAAAATTAAAAAGTAGTGATGACCGAAAACCTAGAGGTACAGGTGAAGAAATATTGTCAAAAATGGACCACGATATCTGTGATGCTATTTTAGAGTATAGGGGTGTGGCAAAACTACT